GGAGTTTCTTGGATTCAAATTCTATGAAACCAAAACAGGATGGATTCCACTCTATAATGAGGTCCGTCTTGCCTCTGGCATGATATATAATGGTGTGAACAGTAACACCCGGGAAGCAATACTTTCTAAAATTACTGTACTTTCATTTATGGCACTTCCGTGCCCCCACTATCACCTGTTTAAGCAATATGCTCAGGATGTGGCCAAACACTTTTTACCGTATGAGTTAACACCCTCGGAAAAAGCAATGGTAGAAATGATTCTTCATACAGAAGAGTCTGAACTACTTTGTATTTTCCTAGGTGAGGAGAGTTCTAATGCGGAAGTTTTCAAATTTTTTTCTTCTGCTCAGGAGGAGGAAGGTATAAAAGAACTCTTCCCCTCATGTCAAACCGTACTGTAACCGTGTATCAACAACCTAGCTCCGCTCTTCCGCCTAAAGGCGCAGCAGGTAAACCAAAACATAAGGCAAATAAATCGACAGCCGGATCTGTAGCTCCACGACGAGCACCTCTTAGACCAGGACTGACGAAGAAAGAACTCAAAAAAGAGATTAGGAAAGATCTCAATTTAACCAAGGTGATGGTTGATGGGAGGCAACGCCTCCTATATACTGTACCTGAGTGCACACGACACTATATCTCAGCAAGAGCTGACCCATTTAATACAATTGGAGGAGCGTGTATGCCCTCCTCAGATTTTAACTTTCCGTCTCTTAAATCAAAATCTGTTTCATCTGGTACATTTCGACTTGGTACCACCGGAGTTGGGTATATTGCCTATCTCCCCGCCGGAGCTAACAACAGTGCCAATATTGTCACTACAGGAGTCTCCTCGGTGGGCACTAATGCTACTGCTCTCAGTGCCTTCACCAACCTTATTACATTTAACTTTGCAAACATTCCTTTTGCAGCCGCGGACTTTGGAGGTAACTTACTCTGGAGGTATGTGGCTGGTGGAATTAGAGTCCAGTACATTGGATCTCTCATGAACCAGAATGGTAATGCATTCTGTTATTGTGATCCGGATCATTCATCTGTCACGAATACTCAGACAGTTAATGGTATCGGAAACACTGAAGTTTGCCGCAGAATCCCTATAACGGGATCGACAATGCATCAAGGTGGTGGAACTCAACAGAATTGGTTATGTACAGTAACTGATAATGGACCAGTAGTACCCGCTGAAATCGCCTTTACAGCAGCCTCCTCTGTTCAAGCAACACCATATATGGTTATTGCGATAAATGGAGCTGCTGGAGACCTTTATGAATTTGAAGTCGCCCAACACAGTGAATGGCAAGGAACTACTGTTCCTAGCATGACTCCGTCCGAAGAGGATAGTACGTCATGGCCCGTTGTTGATGAAGTAATGAAGCAATCCTTCAATCATGGACCTCCTCAACCCACCGAGGAGAAGGGTATTTTAGCCAAAATAGGAAGTGCTCTTTCTGAACATCTCCCAAAAGTAGTTGGATCTATAGGTAAAGGACTCGCAGGGTTACCTGCTATTGTCTCCGGACTGATGAACTTAATACCGATGACTGGGTCTAATCCTCTCATCGCTAATCAAGGATTTTCATATCCTCAACTCATGCAACATCAAGCTCGGATAACATCTGGGCACGGGCGTGGGTCAAATCTTTTTAATACTCAATTTGATAACTTTCTTCGTGATTTGGCAACTGTCTGTCTTGCGAACAAGATAACACCTTTTGCTCTCGCGAGGTCCGCTGATCCAAACTGTTCGGATCATCATTTTTCGGATTCTGGACAACTCTTTCATTACACTAAGAAGATGGACGTTCTTTGCGCAGCTGAACATCAACCCACAGAGGATGATAAGCGATGTGTAGGAGGCAGCCGGTTTAACCCCGGACTTCCCATCGCTGAGCGCAAGACTTACTCCTTCAAAGACCCCACTTTACCTAATGGTTTTGGGATAAGAGTGACGGAACCCCAAAAGGATCTTTTTGAATTCGAAGCTGTTGTAGAAGATAGCCAAGAACTTTTCAAAGAGTGGGTTAAAACTGAAAGTGGTCGTAGATTGAT